TGCCCTGAGTGTGGCTCTAGTGATGCTCTGGCGGTCTACAAGGACGGTGGCCGCCATTGCTACTCTGCTGGCTGTGGCTATCACGTAAAAGGAACCGGAGAATACGTAGAAGTGGAAGAAGTGACTACAAACAAACCCGTGGATATGTTCGGTGTCATTGCGTCCATCCCTGACCGTAAGCTGTCACAGGACACCTGCAAGAAGTATCAGGTAACTGTGACCTATGACTCAAAGGGCAAGATTGAGAAGCACCACTATCCTTACTACAACATCGACACAGGGGAACTAACAGGGTCAAAAGTACGCACAGTGGCTACGAAAGGATTCGTGGCTACAGGTGACGTAAAGAACACAGGGCTGTTCGGGCAACACCAATGCCGAGGCAGGGGTAAATTCATCACGATTACCGAAGGTGAGCTAGACGCCATGAGTGTCTACGAGATGTTCGGTAAGCAGTTTGATGTGGTATCCCTGAAGGCTGGTGCGGCTAGTGCAGTGAAAGAGATCAAGGAACAACTGGAGTGGCTAGAATGCTACGATCAGGTGGTCTTGTGTTTCGATCAGGACAAGGCCGGGAAGCTAGCAGAGGAACAAGTCAAGGACTTATTTAGTCCTAACAAGCTACGCATCTGTAAGCTACCCATGAAAGACGCCAGTGAGATGCTGGTGGGTAATCAGATCAAAGAGTTTATACAGCACTGGTGGGACGCCAAGGTCTATCGTCCAGACGGTATCGTGGCGGGACAGGATACTTGGGAGGCACTGGTCAACAAGAGGAGCGTGAAGTCTGTACCGTATCCGTGGGAAGGGCTAAATGAAATTACTAAAGGACACAGACCATACGAGCTTGTCACTGTCACCAGCGGTTCTGGCATGGGCAAGTCCCAATTTATACGAGAACTGGAGTACGACTTACTTCACAGGACTAAAGAAAACATCGGTGTACTTGCACTGGAGGAGGACATTGCGAGGACAACTCTGGGAATCATGTCGGTGGCGGCAAATAGACCACTACACTTGGAAGAAGACACACCTGTTGATGAGCTTAGACCTTATTGGCAGGACACTCTGGGAACAGGAAGATACTACCTATTCGATCACTGGGGATCAACGTCAGCCGATAACCTTCTCTCACGAGTCCGGTACATGGCAAAAGCTCTCGACTGTCGGTACGTCATCCTCGACCACTTATCCATCGTGGTTTCTTCTCAGGAAAACGGAGATGAGCGTAAAGCAATAGACGAGATTATGACACGACTACGGACACTGGTGGCAGAGACAGGCATCACTCTGTTCCTTGTGTCGCACCTGAAGCGTGTCACAGGTAAGCCGCATGAGGACGGAGGCAAGATCAGCCTACAGGACTTACGTGGCAGCCAGAGTATCGCTCAACTGTCTGACATTGTGATAGGCATGGAACGTGACCAGCAACACGAGGACTTAGAGACGCGTAACACAACGACTGTACGTATCCTGAAGAATCGTTACACAGGTCAAACAGGGCCAGCCTGTTGGCTCAAGTACAACTTAGACACTGGACGAATGGAGGAAGTAGCACCACCTTCAGCAGACACGGAGACTGAGTTTTGAATTATGTCTACTGCGACATTGAGACAGACGGGCTAGACGCCAGTGTTATCTGGTGTGCAGTCTGCCGGTACAACAACGTCAACACGGTGATATGCAATGAGAGAGACTTTAAGGACTACATGGCAAACCTGCCGGAGGCTACTTGGGTATTTCACAACGGAATTGGCTTTGACATTCCAGTACTTAATCGTCTTTGGGGTGTGGCCTTTGATAAAAGCAACGTATGCGATACTCTTGTGTGTAGTCGCCTTAGTGATCCTAGTCGATCTGGTGGACACTCCCTGCGAAACTGGGGAAACATCCTCGGGTTTGCGAAGGGAGACCACAGCGACTGGTCACAGCTAACACCAGAGATGATCGACTACTGCATCAGAGACACGGAAGTTACTCAGGCTGTGCACGAGGCACTTCAGGCAGAGCTAGAGGGTTTCTCTGAGGAGTCGATCAAGCTGGAGCACGAGGTACAGTGGGTCATTCAGCAACAAGAGCGTAACGGATGGTTACTAGATCAGCGACTAGCGTTTAGCCTGTGCGGTACGTTTAAGGAGAAAATGAATGGTATTGAAACGAAGCTGCAGGAAGTATTCCCGCCTATCGTGGAGGAAAGGTGGTCAGAGAAAACAGGCAAGCGCCTTAAGGATAAAGTTACGGTATTCAATCCCGGCTCCCGTCAACAAGTGGCAGAACGACTTGAAGCTAAGGGTGCGGTATGGTCGGAACTTACGCCGTCCGGTAGGCCGCAGGTCGATGAACGGACGCTTGAGGAGAACAAGCATATACCGGAGGCTGTCCTTGTACTGGAATACCTTCTACTCCAAAAGCGGTACGCACAAGTCTCCTCTTGGATAGAACACGTAGAGGAAGACGGTCGGGTACACGGCAGGGTCACGAGCAACGGTGCAATCACAGGGCGCATGACACACCAGACGCCTAACATGGCACAGGTTCCTGCTGGTTATTCACAGTACGGCGAAGAATGCCGCCAGTGTTGGACTGTGGCTACAGGTAAAAAGCTAGTTGGCTTCGATGCTTCAGGTCTGGAGTTGCGTATGCTGGCACACTACATGGACGATGAGGAGTTCACCAATGTCTTACTTACGGAAGACGTACACACAAGAAACCAAATGGCTGCAGGACTGGACACAAGGCCTCAAGCTAAGACTTTCATCTATGCTTTCCTCTACGGAGCAGGAGACGCAAAGATCGGAAGTATCGTCGGAGGAACTGCTACACATGGCAGGAAACTTAAGCAACGCTTTCTATCAAACACACCTGCTCTTGAAAGCCTACGAGAACGAGTTGGAAAGGCTTCTCAGCGGGGCCACCTTGTCGGACTCGACGGTAGAAAACTCTGGGTCAGGTCAGAACATAGTGCACTAAACACGCTACTACAGGCCGCTGGTGCAATCGTGATGAAGAAGGCACTTGTGCTTCTAGATGATTACGCTACGCAGTGGAACATTGACTACAAGTTTGTGGGGAACATACACGATGAAGTACAAACGGAAGTTGCCACAGAACAGGCAGAGAAGTTCGGCTACTTGGCTGTGGAGTGCCTCAAGGCGGCAGGAATCTACTACAAACTCCGATGTCCTCTCGACGGAGAGTACAAGATCGGAACAACATGGGCGGAGACACACTGAGGAGAACAAAATGAAAAAACAAAACCCAACAAGAGCAAGAGGCGGTGATTATGTTTTTGAAGCAGGAGAGTGGTGGTATATAAACGGAGCAGAAGGGTCGAGACGCAGAGCAGAGTCACAACAAAAAAGACAAAACACTAGAATGTGGGTAAACGGTAAATATGTGTCAAAATCACATCCGTTGCACAAACCCGGACGCTACAAGACCTTTGAAGATGCAGCATTTAGCAGTCTAGCGAAGTACGAGTTAAGCAAAGAAGGACAGGTGTACATCATCACTAACCCTAATTTTCAAGACTGGGTGAAAGTAGGCATGGCTGTAGACTCAGAGGACAGACTCAACGGTTATCAAACGTCTTCGCCCTTCAGAGACTATGCGCTGTACAAGAGTTGGTCTGTGTCTGACCGTAGGTCTGCTGAATCAGAGGCACACGCGTACCTAGAGAAGACCTTTGACCGTAAAGGTGAATGGTTTAAATGCACACCAGAGGAAGCAGAGTCTGCTATCGATGGTCTAATGGAAGCACACAAATGAACATATATAATCTAGTAGACGACATATACAAGGTGGTCTCTTCAAAAGACGTACCAGATGGTGTCGATCTAGAAGCAGAGATAGACCGCTTCGGTGAAAACTGTAAGCGTCTTATGACTAACCTGTTCACAGAAGAGCGTGACGGACGTAAGCTACGTATGTCTAACATCGGACGTAACGACAGGTTCCTCTGGAACGTAGTGAACAACCCGGACGTACAAGAGGAGATGACACCTAACACCTACGTCAAGTTTATGTACGGACACTTGATCGAAGAGATGCTTCTGTTCCTCACTAGACTCTCTGGACACGAGGTTGCTGATGAGCAGAAGAAATGTGAAGTCAGCGGCATCAAAGGTTCTATGGACTGCAAGATTGACGGTGTAGTTACTGACATCAAGAGCACATCTACGTTTGGCTTCAAGAAGTTTAAGGACGGAACACTGGCTTACGATGACCCTTTCGGTTACGTGGGACAGATCAAGGGCTACGCTCACGCCGAAGGCGAAACAAAGTTCGGGTGGCTAGCGATGGACAAACAGAACGGACACCTAACGTACCTGCTGTACGACTCAGAGGACACACAGGCACCTGTTCACGACTTAATCAGCTACGACATAGGAGAACGCATTGACCACATAAAAAAGCTAGTGGAGCAGCCTCACCCACCAAGCGTGTGCTACGAGCCTATCGACGATGGAAAGAGTGGAAACCAGAAACTCGCCGTAGGCTGCTCTTACTGTACTTACAAAACGGTATGCTGGCCTTCCGTAAGAGCCTTCGCGTACTCTTCAGGGCCAAGATATTTAGTAGAGGTATTCAATGAGCCGAAAGTCCCGGAAATCCCGCTTAGGGAACTTTAGGTCTGAGTTTGAACAGAACGTCAACACACAACTACAGAGAGAGGGTTTTACCTATGAGTCAGAAAAGTTTAGCTACCAAGTACCTAGAGTTTACACGCCGGACTTCATCCATCCTAACGACATACTTGTCGAGTGTAAGGGCTTCTTTAGAGAAGGAGACACACAAAAGTATAAGGCGATTAAGGACTGCCTACCGTGTTTCCATGAGTTAGTGTTCGTTCTTATGAAACCTAACCAGAAAGTACGCAAAGGTGCCAAACTAACAATGGCAGAATGGTGTGACAAACACGAAATAAAGTGGTATACTATAGATACTTTGGAGGAGTTGATTGAGTATGCTAACGCTAGAGGAAATTAAAGAGAGGATTCTAAAGGTGTATGACCCTGATGACCTTCTGGAAGGACTCCAGATCACAGCAGAAGAATTACTGGATAGGTTTGAAGATAAGTTAATCAACCGACTAGATCAATTTGAAGAAGACTTACTGGAGGAAGAGCATGAGTACTAAATCTGACCGCAACACGCCTTTCCCACGCTCTATAGATGACGCAACACCAGAAGAGTGGGATATAGTCTCTAGACCACACCACTACAACGCAGGTAACGTGGAGTGTATTGAGGCGATACAAGAGTCTATGGATAAGCCAGAGTTTAAGGGTTACCTGAAGGGAAACATAATGAAGTATCTGTGGCGTTACGAATACAAGAACGGTGTAGAGGATCTTCGGAAAGCGAAGTGGTATCTTGAGCGTCTGATAGAGGCTAACTTATGAAGGTAGTGGAGGGCAAGTTTGGTAAAGATAAAGAGGAACCGATAAGCGCATCGGAGTTCTTGTCTCTCTTCGCAGTAAAAGCGATGCAGTACGAGGAAGAAGGCAAAGACATTGACTGTGCGGTTATTATGTACGACAGGGGTGAGATGTTTGAGATAGCATCTAGCCGACCTTATCCAGAAGGAGTACACTTCCTTCTAACAAAAGCAGCAGCAGTAGTACTAAGCGACGACTAGGAGAACTAATGGACGCATATCAACAATACATACACAAGTCACGGTACGCTAGATACATACCTTCCAAACAACGGCGTGAGACTTGGGAAGAAACAGTCAACCGCTATGTCAGCTACTGGGGAGAAGACCTAACGGGTAATGACCGCAAAGAAGTGTACGATGCCATACACAATCTAGACGTCATGCCTTCGATGCGAGCATTGATGACAGCAGGTGAAGCCCTCGACCGTGACAACGTAGCTGGATTCAACTGTAGTTACTTACCTATAGATCACCCCAAAGCGTTTGACGAGATGATGTACGTGCTCATGTGCGGCACAGGCGTAGGGTTCAGTGTCGAGCGTCAATACATCTCAAAGCTACCAGAGATTGCAGAGGAGTTCCATGACACAGACAGTTGTATACACGTTTCGGACTCAAAGATCGGTTGGGCAAAAGCCTACCGGGAACTTATTGCCATGCTCTATAGTGGTCAGCTTCCAAAGTGGGACGTCTCTGGAGTACGACCTGCTGGTGCCGCGCTCAAAACCTTTGGAGGCAGAGCGTCTGGGCCTGAACCTCTTGAGGATCTGTTCCGATTTACCGTTGAAGTCTTTCGGGGTGCTGCTGGACGAAAACTTAGTTCCATCGAGTGTCACGATCTCTGCTGTAAGATTGCACAGATCGTCGTCGTTGGCGGTGTCAGACGAAGTGCCCTCATCAGTTTGTCTAACCTTACAGATGATCGAATCAGACGATGCAAGTCAGGACAGTGGTGGGTAGATAATCCACAGCGTGGTCTAGCGAACAACAGTGCTTGCTACACAGAGAAGCCTGACTTCCCAGCCTTTTTAGATGAGTGGAAAAGTTTATATGAGTCCTACTCAGGAGAACGAGGAATGTTCAGCAGGGTTGCTAGTCAAAAGCAAGCTGCAAGAAATGAGCGAAGAGATGCTACCTATGATTTTGGAACTAATCCGTGTTCAGAAATCATCCTCAGACCGTACCAGTTCTGTAATCTATCGGAGGTTGTTGTCAGGCCAGCCGATAGTCTCGCAGACCTTAAACGAAAAGTACGTGTTGCGACTATCCTTGGAACTCTACAGGCTACGTTGACTGACTTCCGGTACCTTCGGAAGATATGGAAGACTAACACAGAAGAAGAGGCACTGTTGGGTGTGTCGTTGACAGGCATCATGGATCACCCGCTGCTGTCAGGGAGAGAGGACAATGCGAAACTTAAGAAGTGGCTTACGGCGTTACGTGAGGAAGCTATCGCTACGAATAAAGTATGGTCTGATAGACTTGGGATTAATACTTCTGCTGCTATTACTGCTGTTAAGCCCTCCGGTACTGTCAGTCAGCTTGTGGATTCTGCTTCAGGGATTCACCCGAGATACGCGCAGCAGTACATTAGACGCGTGAGGGCTGACTCTCGTGATCCTCTGTGTGCTGTCCTAGAAGCCGCTGGAGTGCCCGTAGAGACCGATGTAACGTCACCCACTACCAAGGTATTCTCCTTCCCTATGAAGGCTCCTGACGGCGCTGTGACAGCCTCAGAGATGGGTGCTATGGAGCAGTTAGAACTGTGGGAAATCTATCAGGACTACTGGTGTGAGCACAAGCCTTCCATGACTTGCTACTACCGGGACAATGAGTTTCTTCAGGTGGGACAGTGGTTGTACAACAAGTTTGACAAGATCAGTGGTATCTCGTTCTTGCCTTACTCAGACCACACGTACCAACAGGCTCCTTATGAACCTATTGATGCGGCTACGTACAAGAAGCTAGTGAAGGACTTCCCGAAGGAAATATCGTGGGATATAGAAGAGGCCAGCGATATGACCGAAGGATCACAACAACTGGCCTGTACAGGTAACAACTGTGAGTTATGACATGAAGATGATTGAGTAACCCTCAGACTTACCTACGTCCTCTGGCTTCTCTTTAGAGTCATAGGGCGTAGGTATTCCCTCCGCTTGCATCTTCTTGATACGATCCTTTGACTTCTGACACATCGAATGGTACTCCATAGATGTGTAATTTACTGTGTGGTCTTTATTTTTCTTCATTAGATTACTCCAGCTTCTTTTTCAACAATGCGCTCTTCTTTCATTCTTTCTTCAGCGTCTTCCATGTAACCCTTATAAATTTCTATAGCGGCTGCTCTATCCAGCCTAAGCTGTTTTACCATTTCAGGGTTAGTTGCTGTCTTAATTCCCTCATTAAGGCTTTCTAGCAAGAGGTTAAGCTCTTTCTGGTAATAAGCCTTAGAAAACATCTTTTTTCCTACGTTATACCCAGAGACAGTCGCAAAAATTCCTCCAAAAAAGGGAAGAAGCTTGGTATTCATGGCCGACTGCGCCAGAGCCATTTGAGCTAAGGGAGTTGAAGGAAGTTGAATGTTTAGTGCAGCTAAGTTGTCTGATATTCTTGCCAACGTAGTCGATCCTTGAGGCAGCCTCCTATTTATGGAACCTAGAGCGTCCAACAAAAGAGATTGCTCCCTTAATATATTAGACGAAGTAGCGTCTCCTGCTCTATCTAAAGAGTCGTTTAACGATCTTCTTATTTCGTCATAAATATCGTTTCTGACTAACGCTCCTTTTTTACCGTCTTTTGCTTTAAAAAAATCTTGCCCGTATTTTTCTTTTAGCCACTTATCTAGGTCTCTTCTAGCCTCAAGTATTTCTAGAGGGCTTTGTCCTCTTTTAGACAATATAGTAGACAGTTGGTTAAAGGCTTGTTGCGCTTCTCTCGTTACTCTTTTGCTTCCTAACCCTTGGTTTTCTTTTATGTATAAAGAAAAACGCTGCTTTACATCTGAAAGTATATCAGAGTGGTTTACCTCAAAGTCTTGTTTAGACAAAAATCTTTTTAAAACTTTGTCTAATTTGGTGACAGCCTCAGAAATACTTTTAGCGTTTGTTCTATCTGTCCTAGACGGATCAACCCTAGCGTATTTTTTTACCGTTTGTATTTGTTCTAACTCTTTAGGTGTTAATAGCTGTTCTTGTTTTCTACTAATTCCTTGTGGGGTTGTTGTTTGAGTGTTTATCTGCTCCTTTGACTTTGGAGGAGATATAGCCTTCCATATACCTCTCTCAAGTCTAGTAAGACTATTAACCTGTCTTTTTTTAGGGTCATAGTACTTAGGATCTAACAAAGACCCTTCTGTTTTGTCTTTTCTTACTGGATTAGCGTTTGGGCCTCTTCTAAACCAACCAGAAACATTAAAAACGCTCTCTACTACAAGAGCAAACTCTGGATTGTTTTCCTTAAAAGAAAACCAAGCCTCTTCACCAATTTCCAAAGCCTTTTGAGCTTCTTTTCCGATGGAAGTTTCCGTAAAAGCTGTTACTGCATCTCTTAGCTCTTGTTTTATAGGCTCTTCTATTTCGTCCGGTATAGCCAAACTGTATCCGTCTTTTGACAGCGTAAAAACATCGCCCAAAAGATCCCAGCCTAAACCTGCTGTTGCTCCAGCAAGGCCCAACATTTTAGTTGCCGGAGCAAGTCCTTCAGCGTATGGCCCTTGTTCTGTTCTTATATTTACAAGTTGCTCTACTCTTTTAGTAAGAGTCTCCTCTACATTAGACGTAAACTTTTCTGTAGGCAGAGGCTCTTGTTCAACAGGCTCTTTAAGTCGTTCGTAATCTTCGTAGGTTAATCTCCTTTCTTCAGGAGTTAGCTCAAATCTGTTCTTTTCTGTCAACACAGCAGCAGAGTATTCTTCAGCAGTCATTGGAACAACTTTAGGGCCGCTTGATTTAGCAGCAGCCTGAGTTACCATAGACTCATACTCTTCTGCGGTTAGCTTTTTTGCAGTAAAATTTTGCATTTTTAGCCTTTAATCAGTAGTAAAGGGTATAGTATTCGTTATCTGGAGTTTTTATGAGGGTTGATTCTTCCGTTTTTGTTACCTCTCCTCCTTTAGCTTCCCAAGCCCTAACAAAATCTGGATTTCCCCAGTCAACCTGCGGTCCCCATTGAGATATGTCAGCGCCCAAACCCATTTGCTCTTTAGCTATAATAGAGTTATAGTAACCGTCTATCTTTTTTAGTGCTTCAGTAATTTTTGCTGGGTCTGTTAGAGTATCTAAAGAAGCAATAGTTGATTGAAGAAGTGCGTTTTCTATGTTAGAAACTTGTCCTAAAGTAGAACCAGCGTCTTTAATTGTAAGAAGCTGGTCAAAGCCTATGTTTGCTTTGATCGAATTGATGTAAGTTTCTAAAGTTCTGGCATCGGTTTCAGGAAAAATCCTTAAAAGACCAAGCCATCCACCAACTGCTGGCGCACCGCCAATAAGTTTTTCAAAAAACCCAGCCTGTTGTGCGCCCTCTAGCATTTCTATTGCGCTAGATATTGCCTGTCTTACTCCTCCAGCTTTATATATAGCATTCTCAGACTTAGCTAAGTTACTAGCCTCGGTTGCTGCCGCTTTAGATGTTTTGTACGGCGGTTCTTGTATAACTCCGTCTTTAAACACATAAAAAGACCCTTCAACCTCTCTAACATCAATTTTTGGCTTTGGAGGTGCCTCAGATCGTCCTAATTCTTTTCTTGATCCTGCAACTATTTGTCCTGTGTTGTCCGTTTGGTACATTACTGTAACAACAGCTTTTTTATCCGGGTCATATTCGCTTACTTTTACAGGATCACCAAACCTTCCGCTTGCTGTTTTCTGCCCTGTTTCTATAGCTTTGCTCAAGTCTTCTGATGTAGCCCCTGCATTAATAGCTTTTGCTATTGCTGTCTGCATTTCAGCAAAAGTTTTTCCTTCTGCTGCTAACGCAGTAACCTCAGATAGAGCACTCGAAGCCGTTTGTTGTCTTTCTAAAGCAGCTAAGTCTCCTGCTTGAGAAGCCGCAGTAGCTCCTACGGTTGGAGCGTAGCCACCATACTGAGAAACAGCAGCTTGAAGTTTGGCTCTATCTCCTGAAGCCATCGCACCTAATAGTGCTTGTTGAGCCTCTTGTTTTTGCTCTAGCTGTCTGCGCTCCCTAATGTTAGCAGGAATCTCAGACAACCTTTGGCCTACATTAGCAAGCGCTTGTCCCGTCAGCATACCGTACTGAGGGTTAGCTAAGGCTCCTAACACCTGTTGTGAAAAACGTGGCATTTGTTATCTCCTACTAATTAAAAAAACTTGTTAAAGATGCCTTCGACTGCGGTGCTAGCAATGTTCCCTAAGCCTTGAACAACACCGGGAACAATACCACCGACCAGATTAGCTTGACCCAAGCGTCCGGCCATAAGAGCATCCAGTCCAGACATAGCCGTCTCACCGTACAAGGAAGCACCCTGTCGTCGAGCAATGTCAGCAATAGAAGCATATGGAGCAGCGGCTGACAACATACCCAACGCTTGCTGCTCTGGCAAGTAAGAAGCGCCCATAGCACCCAAGCCTAGCTGTTGTTGTCCCTGCTGTAGTCCTAAGCCTTGTCCTGCTAGCTGACCCATAAGACCGGCGTACTGTGTTCCTAAACCTGCCTGTTGTGCTTGCTGTGCTTGCGCCTGTTGCATAGCCATCAGTGCGGCTTGGTTCTGTGCCTCTTGTTGTGCTTTAGACATAGCAAGCTGTTCTGGTGTACCACCAAACATAGCTGTGCGTACACCCAAGCGTCCTTGTCCCGCCAGACGCTCTTCGAGTGCAAGCCTCTGACGCTCTTCTTCAGGAGACTGTAAGGCACGAAGCTGGTTGTACAACTGTTGCTCGCGCATCGCCGTAGGAAGAGCAGATTGAGTCATAAACTCAGAAGCTAGGTTTCCTGCTTGTTGGCCTACTAAGCCCATTTGATTCAGCCCTTGGACAGGCTGTGTCAAGTAGTAGTTTGCTTGTTGCCTGAGTACGTCCTGTTGGGCTTGTGCGGCAGGAGATAATCCTATGCTAAACCCTCCTTCAGGAGTAGTCATTACCTGAGATGTGCCGCTAGTAACCGTGAACGGTCTAAATGCGGTCATTCCGGGCAACTGAGCGGCCAACTGTCCTGCTGCTCTTTGCGCTTGTTGACCAGTCGTTCCTATACCAGCATAGAGACCGCCTAAATCAACATCTGAGCCAATGATTTCGCCCATTAGACTAGATATAAGACCCATTAGTATTTACCTCCGCTGTTAAAGCGTACATCTTTTACAGTAATCATATTGTTTTACCTATTAGTGCTAATACATTAATCTCTTGGATAGATACTTCGTTTCCGTTCATGTCTGCCTCTAAGCCAACGGTAATAACAGTACCGCCACTAGTAGCGTTGATGGACTTACGAGTAACAGAAGTTCCACCCGAAAACTCAGCTACGTTAAACTCAGCGCCTTGGTTAAAAAACGCAATAGATGCAGTATCAGCACCCAGTTGAAAAGACTCAGACTTAAAGTTGTCACTCAAGTCGTATGACCACTTGAGGAATACAACTTCTGTTCCACCTCCAACAAGTGTTGGTCTTATCTTCTTTAAAAACTTAGTGCGCGAAGGATCGCCAAAGGTCAAGCCGGGGCTGACGTACTTGAAACGGTACGACTCACCTTCATCCAGATAACCAAAGTAAGTACCTATGCCTGACACTGTTCCTGTGTAAAGCGTACCGTCGTTCTTTCTGTGCCACGCTTTTGACTTACCAGAAGGCCAACGAGTGACACGGTAGGCTCCGTTCTCTAGTCTGCCTCTTAGGTCAAAACAGATAGTAGTGTTTTCGGCAGGAAACGTAATGAGGTAAAACGAATTCTCTGGGCTATATACAGATGCAGTAGGCTCTGTTCTATTCTCAATCAACGCAGATAACTCGCTCTTAATGTTACGGCTCAGGTCAGTAAGAGGCATGGACTTCTCTTGGACAACCCTGCCAAAGCTACGCAGCCCTGAGTGAGACATAAACAGTACGTCTGTGCCTATGTGCTGCACTGAGTTACGGCATATGCAGCCAACGCCAGCAACAGTATCAATCAAGGACATAGACGCGGGTGTATCAGCGTTTTGGTAAACAAGGATGCTGTGATTACCAAAGATAATTAACAGATTGTTGTGTGCTGCTAGTGCGCGTACT